CATCCGTGACGCCGGTTCCATCTCACGCAGCGCTCTGCCGGAAATGAAATCCACCGTATAGTTCTTCCCGCCAAGCGTACAGGTAATCATGATCAACACCTCCTAGAAAAAGACTGCTGCCGCAGGGTGGTCCCTACGGCAGCATATAAATTACGGAGCCGTAAAGGTCGGTTCGTAGACGGTTGCCAGGAACGTCGCGCCCATGGCCGCCGTGAATCCGTTTTCATCCTCGTCGGCGATCGCCTGGTACCGGCCGTCGTGCGTACGCTTGATGGCGGTCCACTCCACCTCACCCGTCTGCCGGGTGATCGTGCCGCCTTCCTTGGTCGCATAGCTCTCCGTGACCGGTTTGGCGCGCACCTTATACAGCCAGACATAGCGGTACTTATGATTGGATTTCTCCGACATGAACCCCACGGCGAAATACGCCGGTTTGTCCGTTGAGGTGCGGATCAGCACGCCGTTGTCATCAATCTGGTTGCCGAAGATCATTTCCTGGATCGTCAGCGGGATATCCGCCATCTTGGTCTTGAACGTCAGCTCCGGATCCGGGTACAGGACGTCAAACTCGATGTCGTCGGCGTACTGGATCTCCGGGTCCGCATTTTCTGGGGTCACGGACGCCTCAATCGCACCTGCGACGGCTTGCAGTTCTCCGTAGGTCAGCGTCGCTTCCGAATCCTCTGTCAACGGCGCCAGGACAACATTTTTAAAGCCCACCGTCGAAGAGACGGCAGGCGAAGCTGCGGTAGGCATAATATGAAATTCCTCCTTATGTCAGTTCCTCGCGCAGAACGCGCTTGATTTCCGTATACGCTTCATCGGCCGCGGTATCGAATGCTGGCCGGACAAACGGATGCGCCGGTGCAGGTGCGGGTCCGCCGTGGCCGAATTCAACGGCATTAGCATAGTACGCGCCTTTTTCTTTGGTATGCACACCCACTGTGATCCGTTTGCCGCAGTTTCTGCGTTTGCGGACCGACCCGGTATGAATCGAATCGCGCAGGTCGCCAGAGATCACCTTTGGGTCAGAGGACGCGTTCTGCCGCATCCGCGCTTCAATCGGCAAAGCTCCTGTCTTGAGTGCGCGATCGACACCGGTTCCCTGTTCGAGTTCTGCTGCCATGCCGGCGAGATCGTTCTCTAAATCCCCGAATCCTCGCATATCCATGGGCATCAGGCCACCTCTTCCCGCAGACACCAGGTCCATTGGATCGTGTACTGCCGGGTATCCGCGTCATATGCTGAGCGGCTGCCGCTGCGGTCCGTTTCCTCGATCATGGCAAACCCGGCCGCGTACATCGCGCTCCGGATCGCTGTCGCCATTGCTGTCGGATCGGTTTCGCTCCATAGGTTCAGATACACAAAGGTCTTGTATGTGATCACCCGATCGTCGTGATGAAACTCTTCCGTCGTAGTCGTGGAATATACCGCGTACTGCGCAGGCAGAGTCGGCTGTTCAGGCGTGGCTTTCCAGATCCCAATAAACACGGGAATTCCAATACCGGCCAGCGCTATCTGCACCTGTTTCATCCGCTCACGCCCTTTGCGCTGTAGGCTTTCAGCCCGAGGTACCGCCGTTTATACCCGAATCCCTCCAGCGCTGAGATCGTCCACTTTACATCGAGGAATCGCACCCACATCCCGGGCCGTATCTCCTCCCGGAACCGGATCCCAAACAGGATGCCGTTTTCCATGACACTACTGTCCGCCGATTGTGTCTGTCGGCTGCTGATGTCGGTCACCGACGCCCATACGCTGCAGAGTACAGTGTCCGTCGTTTCGGAGTATCCGTTTGCATTGACGACATTCACCGTGATCCCGATCTCCACTAAGTGTCGGAGGTCCCCGGGATGCGGCTCAGTTTTGCTATAGACAGGCATTTAGCATCCCTCCTCAGAACAGCTGCAGCGGATCCCGATACGGATAGAGCAGGTTTTCAAACGCCATGCGCATGGTAAGGTACGCTTGCTTGTCCGGATCCCGATGTTCGTAATAATGACTGACCATGAGCAAGACAGCGAGGCGGACCGGTTCCGGTATACTTTCGGCAAACGACACGCGGCAGAAGTCTTCGGCAGCAGCCTGCGCTTGCGCAATCAGGGTTCCCAGATAGATATCTTCCTCTTCCTGCTGAATGCGCAGGTGCGTCTTGACTTCCTCGACCGTGAGTACCATATCAATTCCTTACTCCATAGGCGGATCGGGCGTCATAGCACCTGCTGCTTTCAATACTGCTAGCAATTGATTGAAACTCTCCCGCAGCGCTGCAACCGTCGTGGCTTCGCTGGCCGGGAGATTGGGCAGGACAGTCGCTGCGGCAGCCGGCAGGTTGAGTACGCCTTCCGCACCTTCAACTGTCGCCCCGGGCAGAAAGGTCAGCTTGCCGCCGACTACCCACTCGTTCCCGCCGTGGGCATGATAGTTTCGCGTCGTATCGCTCATTTCGTTTCCTCCTTATTGGAAAAGGGACTGCCGCTGAGCAGCAGTCCCTAAATATTGTTACGCAGCCTTCATCTGCAGGCACTTGACCGCTTCGCGCAGGATCAAGCGGCCGTCGACGCGCTGGGTGATCTTGAATCCGATCTGGTCATTGACCGCATACAGCTCGTTTAGACGCTGCAAAGAGCGACCTTCCCGGTCGGCCAGCCAATAGTAGCCGTAATCACCGTAGAGAATCGCTTTGTTCCCGGCAGCCGGCAAAGGCATATAGTTGCTGGTCAGCACTCGCTGATTGAGCAGCGTATCCGGCTGACCGGCTAAGAGACCCGGCGACCACAGATACTGGCCGTTGCCGTCCTTGAGCTTGCGGAGCAGCTTGATGGTCGCGTCGTTCATGATCCAGCAGGCCTTGCGGCGATAGCCTGCTTTCAGGCTGTGCTGCAGATCGACCAGCTCATCGGCCGTCAGGGTCGCGACCGCTGCCGTGGTGAGCCCGAGCTCCGCGCCCAGGGTGTCGTGCAGGAGGCCCGTGGGCTTGTGGCTGCCGTCGCCGGTCACGATCGCTTCTTCTTCCGCAGCGCCTACACGCCGGGCGAACTCGCTCGTAATATATGCCGCCAGGTTGAAGGCGGAGTCGTGCAGCAGTTCTTCGCTGACACGGATCATGCTGCCCACCTTATGCGCGGAGAGCGTGATCTGCCCGAACGCATCGTCCGATTCCGGGATCGCGGCTTCTTCCTCCACCCAACTTGCCGCGCCTTTGCTGGTCACCAGTGGAATCCTGCGGTCGCCGGAAGAGGTCGTGATCACATGCACCAAACCGCGCATGATGTTTTCTTCCTGCAGCGCTTCCACCAGCGTATGCTCGAATTCATCCGGAACAGTATACCCGCCCTCGGTGAGTGTGCCGATCTGCAGGGCGTTACGCAGTTCCGCGGCCGGCTGCCCGCGCATATGCTTCCAGAACGCGTCCTGATAGGCTTTGGCCTTAATGCTGGGCTTCTCTTCCCGGCTCCCGGGATCCGGTCGACCGTGCAGTTCGTCCCGCACAGGGGTGTTCAGTTCGCGTTCCATCGCATCGACGCGTTCCTCACGCTCAATCGCGTGGCCGAGGTTAACGACATCCTGCTCCATGCGTTCGTATTGCGCCGTATCCTCGGCGCTCAGCAGACCGCTTTCATCCCTGTGGGAATCCAGAAACGCTTTGGCCTGGTCCCAGATCTCACCGCGCTTCCTGCGCAGTTCCAATACTTGACTCATAAAATTCCTCCTTCATTATCGCCGCGAGGGCAGCAGTAAGCCCAGCCGTTTATCCAGCTGGGCTATGGGGGTACCGGTCATAAATTGTGGGGTTTCTTGCGCTGTCCCGGTCTGCGTTTCGGGCGCTTGCCCCGAAGTACTTGCCGGCAGTACAGCCGATGGAAGTTCATCGCCCGGGTTTACAGGGCGGGACAGCTGTGGTTTGTGACGGTCCAGCCAGGCCTGCACCTTGGCTTCCGCTTCTTTGCGGTCGGTCACTCTGGGCTTGGTTTGATTGCTGACGCCGGCAAGCTCTGTGTCCGTTATACCGTCGATGAAGCCGTTCTCCATTGCCGCGCCGGCATCCATCCAGGTCGTGGCGGTCATCATGGCAGCAACCATCTCACGTTTCTGCTTGCAGCGGCCGCCATAGATGTTGAGGATGCTTTCTTTGCAAGCACGCAGGAGCTGGATCGCTTCGCTCATCTCCCGTTCATTGCCCCAGGCCAACGTACTGGGATCGTGGATCATCCACAGGGAGCCCGGCGTCATGTCCAGGCGGTCCGCTGCCATGGACAGCACCGTAGCAGCCGAAGCGGCCGTACCTGAAACTGTGATATGCACATTCCCGGGATACGCGCGGATATCGTCAAACATCCGTGTTGCGGCATTGCAGGAGCCGCCATAACTGTTCAACCGGATATGCACGTCGTCCGCGTGCTGGTTTTCGCCTCCGTACAGTTGCTCGTGCAAGCCTTCGGGAGTAATCTCGTCCCCGAACCATACGTCTTCGTCGATATACCCGTTTAGGGTGAGTTCTCTCAAGGGTCATCCCTCCGTTTCTTTTCGGTCGGCAGTTTGTGCTGCCGAAATGGGGATCATGTTGCCATTGCACAAATACGCATTCCCTCCGTCCGCATCCGAGAGCGGATTCATATTCTCCAGTTCCCGGATATCATTGGCGCTCATCCAACCGTTTTGCCGCGCAATTGCATAGCCTTCCATCCGCTCCTTGTAGGAGCCGCGCATCAGACCGTCGATATTGAACTGTGCATAAAAACGTCCCTCGCCGTGCTCCTCGAACAGTGCCTTATTGAGCGCTTGTTCGATGCGCACCAGCCAGGGGCGGATCGTATGCATGGCAAACGAGATCGACTGATGTTCGATATTGGAAAACGTCGCATGCTCAAGGTCCCCGACCAGATGCGGCGGCACCCGGTAAATGCGGCAAATCTCCGCGACCTGGAACTTTCGGGTTTCCAGAAATTGCGCCTCATTATTGGGCATGGAGATGCGCTCGAACTTCATGCCCTCTTCCAAAATAGCCATCTTGCCGGCATTGGAAGAACTGCCGTAGGCGGCGTTCCAGCTTTCCCGGAGCGCTTTGGGATTTTTCACGGTGTTCGGATGCGTCAGCACCCCGGAAGGCGTCGCGCCGTTGGCGAAGAATCGGCTGCCGAATTCCTCGGCGGCTATCCCCAATCCGATGGCGTTCTGTTCCAGAGCGACCGGGCTATAGCCCATGATCCCGTCAAAGCCGAGGCCCGGGATATGCAGCACATCCTCCTGACGCAGGTTGACCGTTTTCTGTTCGCGGGTTGTATAGGTATACAGCAGCCGCCCCTGGGCATCCCGGTCGACTTCCATCTGATCCGGCAGCAGTGGGTACAGGCCGATCACCTTGCCACGGCCGTTTCGTACGATTTGGCTGTATGCGTTCCCCCACAAGAGCAGGTGGGACAGCATTGTTTCCCGCCAGACAAACGACGTCATTTCAGTATTCGGCGCATTGTGCAGCACCCGATACAGTGGATGCTCAACCGCTTTGCGGTTTCCCTTTTCGCTGCTTTCGTAGATATGCAGCGGCAGGCTCGCGACCGTTTCCGCGATCACGCGCACACAGGCGTACACAGCTGTCATCTGAACGGCGGTACGCGGGGATACGGATTTCCCGGCCGCGCTAGTACTAAAGAAAAACGCCAGTGCGGAACTGACGCTGTTTTGGGGTTTATCCCGTGCCTTGAACAGACCAGAGAATGGATTCTTCATCGCTTTCCTCCATTTTGGGTATAAAAAAAGCACCCCATTGCTGAGATGCTTAAAAATGATCTTCGTGGATTACCGTGTCACGATTGATGTATAAGGATCCATTGAAGAATGTCGTCGTAGTTTTCCGTACCCGCAGCCAAAGCTAAGATAATCTCTATAAGTTCGCTCTGTTCGTACGTCAGTTCAATGCCATTGAGCATGAGAAAAACCAGCATTACATGTGCGCCGACTCTTTTATTTCCATCGGTGAACGGGTGATTCATGACCAGCCCATAGCATAAGCGAGCAGCTTTCTGATGAAGGGTGGGATAGGCATCTACATCGGCATATCCCTGAAACGGTGCGGCCAATGCAGAATCCAGCAATCCTTCATCACGCAGGCCGCTTAGGCCACCTGTTTCTTCAATCAGTTGTGCATGGATTTGAATGACCTGCTGTTTACTGAGAACCTTTACTTAGCGAGTTCCTCATAGGCTTTCCGATTTTTCGCAATGAGCTTTGAGGACACCATCATCACATCTTCATCCGGCGCTGCTTGAATCTGCTCGGCTCGATTGAATTCAACAATTAAATACCGCGGCACGTTATTCTTCAAAATCACGGCAGAGCCTCGCTCGTCTACCAATCGGGCAACCTTGGAGAAGTTCTGGTTTGCTTCCGAAATGGAAACCAGATTCTTCGTATTGACCATCATAG